CACAGGGTACTCTGTATCTGATGCGTGGATACATTTCCACACATCAACAAATATTCTTTTAAGCGTTAGACGAATATTAGGAACGTATCCTGATTTTAGTTCTTTTTTTGTTAAGTTTGGAGGAACTAAAATAAGTTTGCCAGAAGAATTAAAAAACTCTATTGAGGTGGCTTCTCTTATAATTGATAAAGAAGAAACTTCAGTAAATCATAGGGTATCAATTAATCTGAGTAAGAATAAAATAGAATGTAAAGCTTCTTCTTCTCAAGGAGAGATTACGAAGAGTCCTGAAATTGAATATGATGGTAAAGAAGTTTCTTTTTCTATTAATCCTACTTTTCTGCTTCAAGTGCTTGAAAAGGCAACTACTATGTATATTAAAGAAGGGAAAGCTATGTTCAGAGCAGGAAGTTTCAGACATATAATGATGTTACCGTCTTCATAATAAGGAGGGAAAAATGGAGGATCTTACAAAAAGCAACACTTCAACCACTATCTCAAGAAGTACTTTGATCAGTAGTACTACAGGATCTCCAAAATTGAATGGAAGATTGGTCCAGATAAAAAACATTATTGAATAAAATATGGTGCTCGTTGTCTTTATATAAGGAGAATTTTTAAAATGAGAACAATAATTTTTTTATCGGCGATGTTTATAGCTGCTGCGATAAATATAGAATATTACCAGAAGCATGAGTTAGGAGCCTCTATTGTGACAGTAATATCTTTTGTTTGGGATATTTTAGATTACATCTTAAAAAGGGATTATTAAAACCATGTCTGATTTCTTCACACGACACGAACTCGATTCTTTTGCTTCTGTAGAATCAGCAAAAATAGAAGAACCACAATGTTTGCAATGTGGTCTTTATAAGAATCTCAAATACCCTAAAATGTCTTATACGGGAAATGGACGTAAAAATTGTTTAATAATCGCCGAAGCTCCTGCAAGAGAAGAAGATGCTGAAGGAATCCAACTCATAGGAGAAGTCGGTCAATATTTTAGAAGGAAATTAAGAAATTATAATCTTGATTTAGATGAAGACTTTTATAAAATCAATGCCGTAAATTGTTGGCCGAGAGATTATACAGGAAGTACAAGAACCCCAACAAAATCAGAAACAGAATTTTGTAAACCCTTAGTTGATAAAGTCATAGAAGAATTAAAACCTCGTTATATTTGGTTGATGGGTGGAGCAGCAATAGAATCCTTTTATCTAAGAGAGTTCAAAAGAGTACAACCAACAAGATGGAGAGGATTATGTATTCCTGATCAAAAAACAAACGCTTGGGTATTTCCTTTATTTCATCCTTCTTATTCTATGCGAACAGAGAACAAAGATCTAAATTTAGTAGCACAATATGACAGAGATTTGAAACAAGCTGTAGAACATTTAAATTATCAACAAGATGTTCCTTCTTTACAACAAGAACGTATTCATTGTCTTTATTCTTTTATTGATGTCAAAAAACTTCTTGAAAATTTTATATTAAATCCCCCAAAGTTTTTATATATAGATTTTGAAACAACAGGAATAAAACCCTACAGAGCAGGACATAAAATTGTTTGTGTGTCTTTATGTTGTAGTATGAATGAAGTTTATTCTTTTCCCTTGTTATATAGAGATCATTGGACTCCTAAAGAATATACTCAGATTAAAGATAAAATCAGAAAGATTTTATTCACAAAAGAAATTAAGAAGCAAGCTCACAATTTAAAATTTGAAAATATATGGGCAAAAGAAATTCTTAATATCAACATACAACCGTGGGATTGGTGTTCAATGACAGCATCCCATATTCTTGATAATAGAAGGGCTTTTACTTCTTTAAAATTTCAAAATTATATAAATTTTGGAATCTTACCTTACGATAAGTGTATTTCTAAATATTTAGAAACTACGGATAAAGAAGGATTTAATAAAGTAGAAGAAGTTCCTCTTGACGAATTGCTTGAATATTGTGGCAAAGATTCTCTATATGGTTTCCGTTTAACTCTAAAACAAAAACAGGAATTTAAAAAAAGAAAAGGAAAACTAATTAATGCTTATAGATTTTTTCATAAAGGACTTATAGAATTTGCTCATATAGAAAATACTGGTATTAATGTGGATGAAGAATATTATGAAAAAACAGACAAAGATTTAAAAGAAAGGATTGAATCTCTTAAAAATAAATTATTACAGGGAGAAGAAGCAAAGAGATTTGAAAAGAAAAAATACAGGAAGATTGATCTTAATTCAAACAAGGATTTGGGAACTCTTATCTATGATGTACTTAAAGCCGATCCTGTTAGAACAGCGAAAAATAATTATAGTGTTAATGAAGATGCTTTAAAAAGATCGAAACTTCCTTTCGTTAGTGCTCTATTAAAGCTCCGAAGCCTTGAACAGACTAAAAATACTTTTCTTTCTCAGTTCAGAAGATTTGCAGTTAATGATAAAATACATCCAACTATTGATTTGCATTTGACTGTTTCCTATCGTTCTGCATCTTCCCAACCTAATATCCAAAATATACCTGTAAGAGAGGAAGAAATAAAAAACTATTGCAGGAAAGGGGTGATTCCTTCTAAAGGAAATAAATTTGTGGAATCAGATTTTTCAGGTGTTGAAGTCTGCACAAGTGTTTGCTACCATAAAGATCCAAACATGATAAAATACATTACCGATCCTAAAAGTGATATGCATAGAGATTCTGCAATGGATATATGGATACTTCCTATTGAAGAAATCACAAAAGACATTCGTTTCTATGCAAAGAATGATTGGACTTTTGCAGAATTCTATGGTTCTTATTATAAAGATTGTGCAAAATCTTTATGGGAAGATTGTGCAAGACTTAAAACAGTTTCAGGAGTTTCTGTAAGACAACATTTAAGAGACGTTAAGATTAGAACTCTTGGAGATTTTACAGATCATTGTCAAGACGTTGAAAGAAAATTTTGGGATGTTAAATTTAAAGTGTATAAAAAGTGGAAAGAAGAAAACAATGATCTTTACAGAAAACAGGGGTATCTTGAATCATATATGGGATTTGTTTATTCAGGACCAATGTCGTTTAATGAAGTTTGTAATTATCAGATACAAGGAACAGCATTTCATCTTTTATTATGGACAATGCTTGAACTTGCAAAAATAAGAAAAGAAGAAAAGTGGGAATCAAAAGTGATAGAAGAAACACATGACAGTATGTTACATGATACTCCTCCTGAAGAAGAAGAACATCTTATTAAGACTATCAATTATATAGGAACTGAAAAAATAAGAGAAGCATTCCCCTGGATAATAGTTCCATTAAGTATTGAACATGAATCTTCTCTTGTAGATGGTAGTTGGGCGGAGATGTCAAAAGGATATATAGAAGAAAAGAGACCAGCAAGAAGAACAACTACTAATAAAAGGGGGTGATATAAATGTATTCTGTTAACGAAATAATAAGTGGTATGCTTATTGATCTCAGTAATGATGATATGGTAAATGATATTATCAAATTTGAAAGAGGAAACGGAGCAGCAGGAACTCGGATTAGAAAAAGATTGCAAGATATAATAGACGAGATTAAGGCTCTTAGAAAGGAAATACAAAAAATCAAAAATAAAAGAAAAAATTAAATGTTTCATCAATAATATGCTATAATGTATATATGAAAGATAAAAGAAAGGAAAACTAAATGCCTTTATATATTGATTATCGACCAGATTCCCTTGAACAAGTTGCGGGAAATGAACAAATAGTAACTGCTCTTAGCAATCTTGTTTCTCGTAAAGAAGGAAGACCACATTCGTTTCTTTTTACGGGGAGACCAGGATGTGGGAAGACTACATTTGGTTTCGTGCTTAAAAATCTTCTCGAAGTATCAGACGAGGATTTTCATATTTATGATACAGCAAACACAAGAGGAATTGATGTCATACGAGGTATAATTGATGATATGAAATATAGTCCTCTTAATGGAAAAAATAAATTGTATCTACTTGATGAATGCCACATGGCCACCACTGAAGCTCTTAATGCTTTATTAAGAACTCTCGAATATGGATGTCCTGAACATTGCTATTTCGTTTTATGCACAGCAGAATTTGATTCTATTAAGAAAACTCTTAGAGAAGCTTTGGGGCGTAGATGTGCAAGATTTGAAGTGAAAGCTCTTAATCCAAGAGAAATGACGGATTTTCTTAATGGGATTCTTAAAAGCGAAGGATTTGAAGAATACCCTGAGAACATAATTTCCAAAATAATTTCTGTTGCTGATGGTTCTCCAGGGGAAGCTCTTAATGCTCTTGATTCGGTCATTGAACTTACTGATGAAGAAGAGATCATTAAAGCTATTGAAGGATATATATATGGTGGAAAAGAAGTAATAGAGATTTGTCGCATTCTTGTTAATGATAAAGTACTTCAAAAATGGAGAGAAGTTTCAAAAATTTTAGCCCAATTAAAAGTGGAAGATGTTGAACGATCACGAAGAGCCATGTTAAGTTATTTTGAAAAGATTTTATTGAATAAAGCAGATCCTTCTGTAGCTAATATGATGACTCTATTAACTGAAAGTTTTATGCACACAGGAAGAGCTGGATTAACTTTAACTTGTTATTATATTTGCAGGAAGCTTGAAGGACTTTCTGATGATATTCCTTTTTAAAGGAGGAGAAATAAAATGACAGTACCAATAAATTATAAAGAAGATTTAGAAATTGATCTTGCAATTCTTGAAAAGAATTGGTCAGAACAAGCACTTCTTTTTGCAAAGTGGGGAGAACTTCATGCACAAGTTACATCAATACGTGATCGAAAAAGAGAAGAACTTGATATAAAAAAAGCAGAAGTTGAAAAGGATATAAGATCAAATCCAGGAAAATATTCTCTTGATAAAATTACAGAAAACGCTATTAGTGCTTGTTTGAGAACAGAAGAATCTATCAAAAAACTATCAAATGAATTGATAGATCTAAATGAATCAGTTAATATACTCAGTGTTGGAAAGACTTCTTTTGACCATAGAAAAGAAGCACTCAAAGGACTCACACAATTATATTGTGCTGATTATTTTGCAAAACCCAACATACCCGAAAAAGCGAGAGATACTTTTGATAGAGATATTGTTACACAGAAACATAAAGAAGCCCTCAAAGAAGGAAGTGAAAAATTAAAGAAAAGACCAGTGAAGAGAAATGTTTGATATTATAAAAATATTACTAATATTTGGAATAGGACTTATTTTATTTTATTTACTAATACGTCTTGGTTCCTTTGCTATTTTTAAATCAAAACAAGACGTAAAAAAACACAAGGAGGATTAAGAAATGTCATTTAGAAAAAAAGCAACAAAATTTAAACAAAGTCTTGATGAGAGGCACAAGGAAAGTGCGGAAAGAAAAGATGAGTCTATGTTCAGTTCAATTTTCCTTATGGAAAAATTAAAGAGGATGATGCCCAATGGTGTTAATTTCTGGCGTCCAGCAAAAGGAGACCATGAAATAGACATTATTCCTTTCATAGCAGGGAAGAATCACCCCAGAGATAAAGAAGGAGAACCCTCTTATCTTATTGATATTTGGGTTTATCGTTTTGTAGGATCAATGAAAGAAAGCTTTGTATCTCCAGCAAGAAACTTCAAAATTATAGACCCCATAGCAGAATATATCAATACACATAATCTTTCAACACAACAATTTAAGAAGCACTCAGCAGATAGACGTGTTGTTTATTTAGTATGGGTACATGATACTGCTGAAGAAGAAGCAAAAGGATTACAAATTTGGGAAGTAGCCCATTTCTATATGGAAGCTAATCTGACAGAGATTTCGAAGAAGCCTCGTGAAGGAGGATATATTCCTTTTTCTCATTGGGATCATGGCAAAAGAATTGCTTTCAGCATTCAAAGTAGTGGTAAATATATAGATGGGGATGGTATTGAAAGAGAAGGAATCTCTTATAAAGGACATCGTTTTATTGATAGACCTTCCCCAATTCCTGAAGAAATCCTTGATCAATCTTTTCCTCTTGATGAAACTATAGAAATGAGGCCCTCTTATGAAAAAATCTATGAAGCTTTCTATGCTAAAAAAGTAAGTGATGGGAAAGAAACAGAAGAGACCAATGAAGAAGTAGAAGAGAACGAAACAGAAGAGACTCCTGATGAAGTTGAAGAAGGAACTTGTCCTTATGGAGGTTCTTTTGGAGAAGATAATGATCAGCTTGAAGATTGTAGTTCATGTGGTCTTTGGGATAATTGTTCTGACGCTCAATTAGAAAGTTCTATCGAAAGTGGTGAAGAAGAGACAGAAGAAGAAGAGGAAGAGACAGAAGAAGAAGAGGAAGAGACAGAAGAAGAAGAATCCCCTCCCTCTAAAAAGGAATTTGCAAAAAAAGAAGAGAAAACTCCTCTTAAAAAGAAAGCGATTATCAGAAGAAAGAAATGAAAATTATAGATAGAACGAAAGTGGCAGCAAGAGAGATAAAAGAAGAGTTGAAAAAGTCAGCTAAGATCCCTCAATCTTCTCCTTCTAAGGGGGATCTCAATTTAGTAACTTCTACAGGTTCAACTCTTCTTGATCTTGCAATATCAGGAAATCGTGTTCATGGAGGAGGACTTCCTTCAGGAATTTTAATAGAAATATATGGTCCTTCAGGAAGAGGAAAAACTGCCATTCTTGCGGAGATTATGGGGGGAATTCAAGCAAGAGAGGGAGAAGTTATGTTCCTCGATCCTGAAGCAAGACTCGACAAAGAATATGCCCATATTTATGGAGTAGCTATTGATAAGTCTAATTACAAAATGCTTGATACTGTTCAAGAAGTTTTTGATTTCATAGAAAATTGGTCTCCTAAATCAAAAGACAAGAATGTTTCTCATGCTATAGGGGTGGACTCTCTTGCCGCTTTATCTACTGATTTAGAACTTAGTGATTCAGGAGATACAATGGGTATGAAACGTGCAAAGGAATTCTCTCAAGGACTTAGAAAGATTTGTAGATTGATTAAGAAAAATAATTGGCTACTTCCTTGCACTAATCAAATCAGACAAGGGATGTATGGAGAAACAACTCCTGGAGGAAAATCGGTTGAGTTTTATTCTTCTCTTAGAATAAGAGTAGGATCTCCGAAAAGCAATAAATTCATTATAAAAAAAGAAAAAATGAAATATGAAGACGAGAGACAGGTTGATGTCAATCAAGTGGATGGAATTCGTTCTGTTTGTAAAATAACAAAAAACATTATTGATAGCCCCCATAGAGAAGCGGACATTTATATTATGTTTGGATATGGTATTGATGACATCAGAGGAAATTTGCAGTATATAAAAGACATGACAGGAAAGACTCGTTATAATTGCATTACTAAAGAATATCAGAGTATGGAAAGAGCTATTGATTATATAGAAGAAAACAATCTTGAATCAGAGTTGAAAGAATTGACTATAAATGTTTGGGAGCAAGTGCAAGATGTTCTTAAAACGAAAAGAAAACCAAAAAGGAGATGAACATGAAACGTGTAGGCATTTTAGAAAAAATAGACTCTAATGGGAAAAGTCGATTTACGCCGGTACATAAAAATATATTTGGTAAATGGACTTCTATAAGATACATCAATTCTAAATGATTTAAATTAGGAGAAGAATATTGAAAAAGTATTCAGAACAAAAACTATATGGAGCTACTAATAAAATTATTTCCCTTCCAAAAAATAATGTTCTTTTAAAGAAAAACGCTTTGCAGAAAAAAAAATTTTGTTGTTCAGACTCAGTAGAAGTATATAAGGAAGAGGAAGGAATTATGAAAAATAAAAGAATAGGGATAAAACTTGGTAAGACAGTCAATATGGGTAATTATGAATCTCTCAGAATAGACATTGAATTGTCAGGGGAGATAGGAAATAAAGAATTTTCAGAAGCGATAGAAGACTTATCAGATGAGGGTAATGAACTGCTTGAACGAGAAATTGAGATTGCAATAACAAAACAGCATGGTGATTAAAAATGAAAAAAAGAATTAAAATATCCTCTGCTAAAGCGAAGGGTAGGAAGCTACAACAATGGGTTGCTAAAAAAATATCTGAAATTACAGGACTCCCTTGTGGTAAAGATGAACTAATCGAATCACGTGAAATGGGGCAGACTGGTGTGGACATAAAACTTTACGGTGATGCAAAAGAGATGTTTCCTTTTAGTGTCGAGGCTAAATATCAGGAGACATGGTCTCTTCCTGCTTGGATTAAAGATGCAAAAGACAATCAAGCTAAAGGAACAGATTGGTTATTATTTATAAAGAAAAATTTTCACGAAGAAATAGTGATTATGGATGCTGTTGCGTTTTTTGATTTATATGAACAATATATTCAATTCGTATTTAGAGGAAAAAAGAATGGATGATCGAACAAGTAGAAAAATAGTAATGGGAGCCTTACAATTATTTGAAGCAAATCAACCAATAGAAAACATAAAAGAAGTTATAGTTGTGTTATTTCCAGAACAACATAATGAATAAAAAATCTTTCAAAGAAAAAAGATGTAATAAATGTTCAAGTTTATTTTTTCCTACAGGGGGGAAACAAAAATTCTGTTCTACTTGTAAAAAAGAATCAGACAAACCTAAAAGGAAATATGAGTTCATTCAATTACTAAGTAAGCAACATACTTTTGCTATATGTCCTCAATGTGAAAAATCATACATAGCATATACTGATTGGCGGGGAACAGTAACTCCTCGATTGCGTTGTGATCAATGTAAATCTCTCTTGGATTCAGAAGAATATAATGGAGAACAAATAGCATTATCAAATAATAATATACCATTTGATATTGATATTTATGCTGTAGGAATAAGAATATAAATGATAAAGACAATTGAAATACAGAATCTTAAAGGACATCAACATACAGTTCTTGAATTAAGCAAAGGACTTAATGTAATCAAAGGCACTTCTTTTAGTGGAAAGAGTTCAATTCCTTTTGCTATAAAATGGAATCTATTAAATAGACCTTCAGGCATAGGATTCAGAACTTATTCAAATTCTAAAAATGAAGTATATTCAGCAATAGAATTTGAAGAAGGTACTTTCAGTATAAGAAGAAAGTCGGACGATCTAAATGTATATGAAGTTCCTGAAGGAATACTTGAAGCTATAGGAACAGATGTCCCTGAAGAAGTGCAGAATATTACAAGAATGTCTGATCTTAATATACAATTACAAACTGATGATTATTTTATGTTAAGAGAATCTCCAGGAGTAGTTGGTAAAGAATTAAACAAAATAGCAGGACTTGAAATTATAAACGAAGTCTTTCAAAACTGTGAAAGTTTGATACATAAAACTCAAACAGATCTATCTTATTGTGAAGCTGATATAGAAGAATCAAAAGAAAAACTAAAACGCTATGTCAATCTTAATATTATAGAACAATTAGTAAATGAAGTTTCTAAATTAATTAAAGAACACGAAACCCTACTTAATAGAACAGACAGTTTAGTTTTTCTTACTGAAGAAATAAGAACCGAAACACAACATTTGAATGATCTTACAGAATGGCTTTCAATCGAATCTAAATATAATGAAATATCAGAATTGATACTTGTTTATGATAATGAAGAAAAAAGGATTTGCAATTTAGACGTTCTTATTTCAAATATTACAGAAGAAAAAGAATTAATTGAAAATTTAGAAGAATGGTTATTGATTGAAAAAGAGCATGTTTCTCTTAAAAAAAGGATTGATCAATACACTACACTTAAAAATAAGCTTGTTTCTTTGATGAACGTATGTTCTGATATGCGTCAGATAGAGAAAGCTCTTAAAACACACTCTACGGAGCTTGAGAAGCAACAAAAAGCATATAAAACATTCTTAGAAAAGCATAAAGTATGTCCTCTATGTGGAAATAAATTAGTGGAGGAATAAAATGTTTTTAGCAGAAGAAATTGTTAAATTAATAATAGAAGAAGGAAAAAATTATGGAACTCATCCAGATGAAGTTGCAAGGATCTATTCTTTTTTTCTATGTGTTAGTAATGAATTAATCAAAGAAATGAAAAAAATAAGGAAGGAAGAAAGGAAGAAAGGAAAAAACGTAATGAATATTAATAGTAAAGATAAATATGTAACTGATGGTAAAAATAAATGGGTTTGTGTGGAATCAAACGAGGGGTTTGCATAACGTAAAACTCAGCGGCGCTTTTGGGCGTCCACTGGAGTGATTTGTTAGATGGAGGTTTTAAATTATGATGACGACAGGAAAGAAAAATATTGAGCAAGTAGAAATACTTTCGATAACCTGTGATAAATGCGGAACGAAATATACACCAAAAGATATTATAGAATGGCAAGAATTACATTGCATCAATTTCACTGGTGGCTATGGTTCTGTTTTTGGGGATACGTCGGAGGTAAAGGTGGATTTTTGCCAGCGTTGCTTGAAGGAGCTTATCAAACCCTATTGCAGGGTAGACGGATTATCAATTGCGGACATCTAACGTAGAAATAAGCCGTGGCTGTAAGCCATCGGCTTGATTGACTTGTTATGGAGGTTTTATGAATATTGATAAAGCTATAAAAAGGGCTTGTGAAGAACCCACCTTGCTTGATGCTTTGTCATGGGTTTGCGTTTGGGAAAGTGAACGTGCAATTGCCCAAGCAAGATTTAATTTTGGTTCTGGATCAAATGGTGCTGGTTGGGATACGTGCTTTAAAGTTTGTCTAAAGTGTGTCATGGAACAATATTCTTCCCCATAACCATGAATTAACCGGTGTGGCCTTATCACATCCGGTTGAATGATTTGTTATGTGACATTTTAAGGAGATGAATTGAAACCAACTAAACCAAACAAAACAGGCAAGGCAACAGCAGCAGATACTGTGTTTACAAATGATAAAACAGCCAAATGGATTATTGATTATTTTAAGCCGTATGGCAGCATCATTGACCCTTCGGCTGGCAATAACGCATTTTTTGATAAATTTCCGAACATTGAAAAATATAGGTGCGAAATTAAAGAAGGGACTGATTTTTTGCATTGGCATAAAACAGTGGACTGGATAATCACAAATCCGCCATACAGTATTTACGACCAATTTCTTGAACATGCGTTTAAGATTGCGGACAATGTTGTTTTCTTTGTGCCGATAGCAAAAGCGTTCAAGAGCAATAAGGTTCAAAAAATGGTTAAAGAATATGGTGGACTCAAAGAATTGATATACATGGGGAATGGAAGCCGACATGGATTTGCATTTGGTTTTCCAGTTGGATGCCTTTATTATAAACGTGGCTATGTCGGTGATTGTAGGATTACGGATGTTGCCACATAACGCCCTGCATAAGCGGTGGCGTAGCCCGTCCACCTTAATTAAGGAGAGTCTTGATATTTTAAAAAAGGAAAAAGAATGAAATTTCTATGTATGGGAGATCTCCAATTACGAGTAACAATTCCTGTAAATCGAATTGATAATTTTTTTGAAACTCAAGACAGAAAGATAGATTGGATTTTAAATACAGCAAAAGAAGAAAAGTGTGAATACATTCTTCAACCTGGGGATTTCTTTGATAGTTGGAAAATTCCTCATTTTCTTGAAAGATACATTATTGAAAAGTTGAAGAAAAATAAAATAAAAATGATAGCCGTTTATGGTCAGCATGATCTTCGTTATCATAGTTCTGATAGAAAGAACACCCCTCTTGCTGTGCTTGAAGCAGCAAAGGTTGTTTCTGTTTTAGCAGAAGACAATAAAGAACCTTCTATAGTAATTCCTGGAAGTATATCTATTTATGGATGTTCCTGGAAAGAGCAAATACCAAAGATAAATAAAAAGATATTAGGGATTCATATTCTTCTAATGCACAAAATGATTATAGATAAAGCGGAAGGATGGGAAAAGAATTTCATGGGAGTGCAAGAGCTTTTCGATACAACTGAATTTGATCTGATGGTAACAGGAGATAATCACAAGGGATTTGCTTATAGTGATGGAGAAAGACATCTAATTAATTGTGGTTCTTTACTAAGATCAGATATAGATCAAAAAGAACATGAACCCTACGTTTATATATATGATTCAACAACACGGAAGATGAAAGGAATTCCTATTCCTATTGAACCTTTCAAAGCAGTTATGAATATCAGCAAAGCGGAAGAAGAAAAAGAAGAAGATGAAAGACTTGGTGTGTATATAAAGAGTTTGAAAAAAGATGTGAAACTGACTGGTCTTAATTTTAAAGACAATCTTTTTCATTATATAAAAGAAAATAAAATTGTTGGTGGAGTTAAAAACATTCTTAATGAATTGATGGAGAAACATGGACATACATTGTGAAAATTGTTTTTTTTGGAAAAGAGTAAAATGGAGCAACACTAAAGGCAAATGTTTTATTACTGGAAATTACTCAGCAGAACATTTTCTATGTTATGTAAACAGAAAAAGATTAAAGGAATTGAAAAGACATGAGAGGATCTGTATCAAAAATGGTGAGAAAAAAGGCAATGTCAGAGTTAAACAGAACAGAATTGAAAGGTCCAATGAAGGCAATTGCTTTTAAGAAAGGATGTAGAGAAACTAAAAAGCAATATAATACAATTAATATTCCTGCTTTACCTAAAGTTGTTTATCTAAACAAAAAGCACACAAAAGAATCTTTGATTGACTTCAAAGAAAGAAGGAGAAAAAGCAATGCCAGAAGAAGAGAAAGAGAATTTAAAAGAAATAATGAAGGAGATGCAGGACTTACAAGAAGAGATAGAAAAAAGCAGAATGGACAAAGCCATGTCTGAAGGGAGACTTTCTTCTTCTCTTGATAGATTGAAAAAAGAATATGGATATAATTCAATCGAGAGCGCAGATAAGGAGATTAAAAAGAATAAACTTGAGCTTACTTCTCTAAAAGAAAAGATTACTGAAAAATTTAATAAATTAAAATTAGAATATGAATGGTAAATGGGAAAGGAGAAAACAGATGAAAAAATTATTGCTCATAATAATTGTAATGTTTTGCATAATAGGTTGTGCAAAGAAAGTATATTATAAAGAAAATTATTCAGTCGAACAAGCAAGACAGGACTATTTAGAATGTAAATTGCATGGAGATTCTGTTGGAATGTTGACATTCAATCCTCTTATAGCTGCTCAATTAACAAGAGATTGTATGCTTGCAAAAGGATATTCTATTGTAAACTTAGATCAATTAGAAGGAGAGTGAAGATGGAAGAGATGTTTCTGAATATAATTCGAGCCATATCAGATAGTAGATTCTGGTTATTACCAATCTTGCTTTTCTGTTTAATAATAATGATAATTAAAATGTTTAAAGAACTTAATAAAGATTATTGACGTAAACTACTGACAGCTAAAGCAGGCAGTTTCCTTGCCTAATTTTATATGAATATAATTGAAATCACATCTGAGTTTGAAAGAATAGCTGAAAGAATCGCTGAGAAGAAGATTGAGCGTACTTTGTTAAAAAAGAGAATCAAAGAGCACATTGACAAAGAAACTGCTCTAAAACAACGACTCAGTGACTCAAAACAAGCAAGAATAGTCTTACAAGAAGTCGCAAAACAGACTCAGCAGAACTTGGAGTTTCATTTATCTAATCTTGTAACTATGGCTTTACATTCGATTAATCCAGAATGGCCTAAATTTGTTGCTTTAATAACAATCAGAAGAAATAAAACAGAATGTGATCTGTTATTTGAAGAAGAAGGAGTCAGGAGCAAACCACTTGATTGTGCTACAGGAGGTCCTCTCGATGTAGCTTCATTTGCTTTACGCATTTCTTTTTGGTGTCTAAAAAGAAACAGACCCTCCTTTATTCTTGATGAACCTTTTAGGAATGTGTCCCCTGATCTTCAAAAGAAAACTTCAAATATGGTAAAAAAAATATCAGAGGAAGTGGGAATTCAAATATTAATGATCAGCCATCAAGAAAATGTGAGTATATCAGCAGATAAGGTATTTCTAAATACAAAAAAGGGGGGAATAAGCAGAACAGAGGAAATAAATTAAATTAAATCTCCAACAAATTAATTAATTCTTGAGTCCCCTGATCAATCCCCTCATTGTTATATAAAGCATTTATTTTTGTATTACAATAAGCACATCTTATTCGAGGGAGGAAATTCCCTCCTGTCCAATTAAGAAATCTTATATGAATACAACCACACATTGGACAAATACATTTAATCCTTCTATTCTCTGATTTTAATAAGTTATGTTCTTCAGGATGACAGTCCTTCCGTTTACAATATTTTTGATTATGAATATTTGGAGCAAAGGGCCTAAGACAGACAGGACAAAGTCTTATTTCTATTTTCATTTAAAACCCCCATTGTTTTGCCCAATCTTGTATAGAAATAACTTGTTGCTTTTTAATATATTCTCTGTGTGTAGCACATTTTGTAATAACGTCTTGATATATAGCTTGTAATACAGCTTGTGAACCTTTTGTATTTTGCATCATTTTTTGTGCGAGTTTTTCTCCCCCAAACATATATGTTGCTATACAACGATTCCTCACGTAGTCATCACGATTCCAATGATAATTTCTCTTTTCTCCATGATGGAACAAAGGATCTCCAGGGAACATCCATTTTTTCTTTCCGAGGATTGCCTTAGTGAAGTTAGTAAAATTTTCCCCTCCCCCATATATTCCAAGCTCGACTGGCCAACCCCCAAGTTCATTATAGAGTTTCTTAGTCATCATCATACCACAAGTACTGGAAACAGGAACTTCATAAGGTTCTTCTGCATGTTTGTATCTTGTTAATGAATAATGATATTCTGCTCTTGTTTCATCTATGACAAGTTTATACTGTGTTTTGTGGGACTCAAGAATTTTATATGTTAAGGGTAAATGCAAAGAACCATTCATTCTTTCGTGATGTTCTCTATAATATTTATACATTTTATAAAGAACATCTCTTCCTATAATACAATGACTGTCTGAAAAAAATAATATATCGGAATTCGCTCGTTGAACTCCTAAATTTTTTGATTGCCAATGAGATAGTTTATGTTCATATTTGAGATATTTTAACCAAGGATTTCCTCTAAGAGAAGCCTCTACTGCTTCACCCCCCTTATCTCTTTCTCTATTCTGTGCTTTAACTTCTTCACAATAGTTATCTACAGCAAGGATTTCAAAATCCACCCTGTCTTTTAATTCTTGTGCTATGCTTTGAATAGTAAAAATAACTTGTGGAAATTCGTTCACACAAACGGTATTATCACTGATAATTCCGTCATAAGGGCATCACCTCCTTTCTTCTTTTCCAGACAAGTTTTCTGGACTTAGATTGTTTTTTCTAAATTCTTGATTCTTCCACGGTACGATTATAGACAATTCAGTCATATTACACTCCTTTCTTTTCCCATTCCATAAAAAATGCTTTAGATCCTTTTTTCTGCCAACCTGTTGCTAACAACCATTTTCTTCCTAAATCTTGTATAGCGGGAGGACTGTTTGGTTTTCCATATACTCCATAAGACCATTTAGCCACTTCCCCCATTATTTCTTTAGGTCCGTGATGGAATTGCTTTTCTGGATTTCTGGTAATATCAATGTAAGGAGCAATATTTCTTACAAACTCTCCTTTAATTAAAGAAGGATGTCCACAAAAACCAATACTCATTTTAAGTTCTTCAGGACATTCAAAATATTCTCCGTTCCAGGGGAAGAACTTATCCCAGTTTTTCATCTGATTTTCAGTTGATTTAAACTGAGGAAGACGCAGGAGAGCAAGGTTTTCATGCCTTGTAAGCATATCTATCATATCTTGCAAATTAACTTCATGTAATAATTTCCAATCATCTTCTAAATGAAAAGCAAATTCTGATATTACATTGTCCCATGTCCATTTAAAAGCAGCCGAAAAATTAGGAGTGTCCGGGGCTTTAAAAAGAATTTCTATTTGTGGAAAAACAATATGACAAACATCCATTATACATTCTAAGTGATCTTTATCAGGACCTACAGGATCAACATTTACAAACATTCTGATAGGATAATCTTTGAATAGATTCTTTTTAAAAGATGTTAATGTCTGTTCTAAAATTTCATGTCTTCTGCAAGCTGTAATGACAATATCTATCATTGTAATGTCTCCCTTAGTATGCTTTTTGTTTCTTCCTTTACTTGTCGAACGTACTCTCTTGAGCATCCTAATATTTTTCCTATTTCTGTTCCATTATATCCATAAATATACCATAGAATTACAATCTTTTTTTTCTTTTCTGATAATTTTTTTATGCTTTTTTCAAAGAAACTCATATTAGAATATAGTTTTTCAAAAGAAAAAGAGACTTTTCTTTCTGCTTCTTTTTGACTTACTTCCATGCCCCCTTCTTCTGAATACTGTGAAGAACTCAAGGGGATTAAAAAAGCTTTATTCTTTTTAGGAAGACCCCCTATCCCTCTTTTGCTTTCTTTCTTTAAACAATTTTTTATTCCCCATTTAATGTTTGAAGAGATAAAAGTAGAAAGAGAGGCTTTTGATGAATGATTAGCATTATAATCTTTATAATGTTTTAATGCTTCTATAATTCCTTCTTGTTGCAAATCTTCTGCTTCTAAAAAATTAGGAAAGTAGGAAGTGTATTTAAGTGAAATAATTCTTGCAAGATTCATTATTGTTTTTATATCCATCTCATTCATTTTTTTTCTCGAAGTAAACTAAGTTGTGATTAAAAAAAGCTTTTATACCATCTTTCTTTCTAAATGGTTCTAATTCTTTTTTGAATAACTCTGCTATATAATCAATAGAGTGATATTCTCTTTCTTCAAACTTTTTATTCCAGTATTCAAAAAATTGACAGTTGACATGAGAATGACCTCCTTGTCCAGGAGAAGCATAAGACATTAAAATTTTATCAGATAGATTGCAAAGATTAGTAATGAATTGATCTGCATATTCTTCTTCAATATGTTCGGCCACTTCAAAGCAAGTGGCAAGATCATATTTGAATACTTCTAAATTATAATATTGTTTTCTCAAATCCAAATACAATAAATTTTGTACAACAGCATAGGGTTTGCATTCAGTCGATCCCTCTATTCCATCAGCAATAATGTTTATATCTCTAAATCCTTTAACAATATCTCCTATCGCACAACCAACATCAATAACTGAAGAGGGATGAAAAATATCATCAATAGCTTTGCAAATATGTTTTGCTCTCCATGCAAACTTATGTCTGTTTCTGAAGAATCTTCCACTATATGTTTTCTTAAGAGAGATCATATTTTTCTTTCCTTTTTCTGCCAATAAGCACTTTCATCATCCATTCTTATAAGAGGATCGGTTATATTTCTTTTTGATCTAAAATCAATAGCAGCTTCTTTAGCATGATAGGAACGACTTTATAAATGCCGTCAACAAGACATTCTCTTAATAAATATAAATATCTTTCTCTTAAACAGGCAATATCCAATTTATCCCTTTTCTCTTCTCCCGTTCAAAAATTTCTGTTGCGTGATTCCAGGCAAACAGCACTATATCTTTCGCTTTATCCCTTTCAAAATAATCATACGGAACTATAGGAATGTGCATACCAGGACTGTATAACCAATGTTTTATAGGAGTCGTGTCATATATTTTACTTACCATTGATTTGTCTATTTTACAATAATTGGTTATTGTACTGCTTTTTGCAGTTGCAGCATATCCCACAATCTCTTTTTTATTTTTCTTTAAATCAGATAGAATACTTAATAAATAGTCTTTGGAATATTTTACTTTCTTTTCAAAAGATTCAAATACATCAAAAGTAGAGAGATTCTCTTCCTTTATAATGTCAGTAACTTTTTGGTTTGGAACTCCTTTACTTATATGTTTTATATAAAATCTAATTGACCCTCCATGAACATTAAGAAATTCTATATCAACTATTTCTAAATCAAATAGTTTCATCATTTTTTCATAAGAGGATACTGTTGCATAGAATATATGTTCATTATAAAATTGATCATAGGTAACTTTTTTTATAGTATCCCCTAAATAAGCTTCTTCATTTATCCAAACACCAGAAGGGTCTAAAAGTTTTTTTATTCCTTTCAATACAGAATGTCTATATAATATATGAGGAAAGACATTAGTAGATACAATCACATCAGCTTTTCTTTTAAAATTAATAATCTTTTCAGCACATTCTTCATTAAAGAAAATATTCCAAGTGTTTATCCCTCTTTCAAAAGCAATATCAGCAACACTTTCTGAGGGTTCTATTCCTAAATATGAAGCACGAAAAGAATATAAGTGTTTAAAATTTTCCAAGAAAGTACCATCATTGCTACCTATTTCTACTATGAATCCTTTTATAGGTAAATAAAAAGCTATTATTAATTCAGCCAATTCTTTAAAATGTTGTTTCATTAAAATAGAGGTTGAAGAAAAGAAAGGATACTTTTCATTAAATACCATTGATGGAGGAGGACATTCTCCTATCTGAACAGAATAACATTCAGGACAGAAGAATACTTCTAAGTGATAAAAATATTCATTATCAAATTGATCAGGAGATAAAAAATTGTTTGCTATAGGTTGTCTCCCAAGATCCAAAAACTTTTTTAAAGAAGTATTGCATATTTTACAATTCATGTTCTATCTCCTTTGAAAGACCCCAATACCTAAAGGTTTATATTCAGCACTTATATATTCTTTTATAAATTCAAATCTTTTATCTTCTTTTATTTCTTCAAAAAACTTTTTTACTCCTTTACAAGCCACTGTATCGTGAAAGATAGCATATCCTTTATGATTCAAAAAAGACAAATAAATATTTGCATCTCCTTTCACTCCTGAATAGCTATGATCCCCATCAATAAAAATTAAATCGAAAGTCATGTTTAATTTTTTAAAATCCTCTATAGTTTTCTCTGCTTTTGAATCTCCTATAATCTCTATATATTTTATGTTCTTTAAATTCTTTTTTCTTAAATTAGGTTGTTTAATTCGTTTCAAATAAACATTATCATCAATGATAACTATATTTTTGAATTGAAAAAAATGATTAAATAAATAAATATTTCCCCCTCCCGCTGCTCCCACTTCTAAAAAGTTTTTGAAATCTTTATTAGTCTTAATAAGATCATTTATACAAAAAGCTATTTCATCAGGAATTTGCTGAAGACGCAAACCCCCTTCATACGTTCCTCCTATAATATCAAGACTGTCTGATCCTAAACTCTGAATAAAAAGTTTTAAAGATATTAGTTCATCTGTAATTAGTTCATCTGTAATCATAATATTTTATCTCCTCTTTATTTTCATAAAGATTTCGAGGATATTCCTTTCTATGATGATAAACTCCTGTATGTAATAATTCTGCTACTCTGGGTCTTCCTTTTCCTATCCAAAATTCACATTCATATTTATTTCTAATTGGAAGAATTGAAGGGAGTTTTCTGATGTATTCTGAATTTGTCCACCAAAAATTACCAGAAAAATGAGGTGTTGGTGTAATTCCTCCACAAGTCTTAGCAGAAGCATTCATATATTCATCCCCTAAATGCCAATTAATTCCAACTATATCACAAGTCTTTAATTCTCTCAGACAGGATTTATATCTTTCTATAATATAGTATTCCATCATTTCTCGCCAATCGGATTGTGCTTTTACTTTTCCTCTGCTTTTACTTAAATGAGAAACTCCTTTCGTGTGTATATAAAAAAATTGACTATCAGAAATCTCCGCTATTGTTTTAACAAGACCTAAAGTTAAAGATTCATAATCAGTAGATTTTCCTTTATAAATTTCAATGCGATCATCATGCACAATATTAAACTTTTCTTCACCAATAATGCCAATAAAGAGAGTGGATATTTCGTTCCATAGTCCTGATTTTTTCATTTTGGAAATTTGATTCGAAACTATTTCTTTCCAGTTATTTATTGCATAAATATGAATAAAACCATCAATCATTTTACTTCTTTCTTTAGATACTCATAAAAAGTATTGGCTGATTTTTGAAGATTATATCCTTCTTTAAATTTCTCCCTTCCATTCTTGCGTATGCGTTCAATCTCTTCAGGAAAAGTCCTATAATCAGTTGTAGCAAGAGAAATAGGAAGAATTACATTATAATTAGACAAAAACCAATGAGAAGGAAAACTCTTTATTCTTGGAATTTCTCTTGAATTA